GTCCTCTGTTTGTGAAATACAGAAAACTCGTTGCCGCTCGATTGAAGTTAATTCAATTTGGAAAGAACCTCTTGTCGATGGTATTGCGCATGGTTACATGCTATTAGCAAAACTAAATAAGCTCGATAAGAACTATTCATATTTCACCAATGGCGTGTGCGCTGATCGGATGTTGTTGAAATCAACAGTAGAAGATGATATGGAGAAGTCGTCCATTTTCGAAAAAACGACAGTCTCTCCCAGATCCAAAGTGAAAGCTTTATGGTTGAGAGCAAGAAAAGCAATAAGTGCTTTGTTTGAGGTTTTGAGTATTTGGATACCCAAAGTCAAATCTCGAACTCAATTAGATAAACTCAGACGTGAAAAATCAATAATGATATTAATAATTTTTCATTGGACTTTTACTGATGAGATGGAAAGCAATTTGAAAAAAGAATTGCTCAGGTTAATGTCCCTAGGAACAAGAAAACCTGGAACTGATACAACTACTCAGCTCTTTGGTCCCTTCATTAACAGAATCTTAAAAAGACATTGTGTTTACATGTCTTTAGGAAATAAAGATTCAGCTACTTTTATACGTACTTTATATGAATCCAAGCGTTGCTGGCAAAAATGCAGCAAAAGAATTGAAAATTCCGCTATGGAGAAGCATAAGAAAATTATGACAACTCCACAGAGTACAAGTAGTGAAGGTATAAAATGGATATTAAAAGCTACAGATCTTGTGATCCCTCCTAATTCAAGGATGAACCCATCTTTATGTGTTCCAACATTTTCTGCTTGTTTCGAACGAAGCAAAATGAATGGTGGAAATCATGAAGAAGTATCTTTGGGTTATGATCTCAATTTAGATGAAAAACATCTGATTGATCATTGTTCAAAAATGCAAGAAATGTATTCCTTATCGAATAGTGTGAACACTAGTAATGATGTAACTTTTCAATCATTGCCTGAACCTGGTAAGTTCAGGATCATTACTAAAGGACGTGCTCACCTATATACAGCACTTAGAGGACTTCAAGGACATTTGTTACGTGAATGGAAGAAACTTCCATTTTCTACAATGGTAGATTACGTAGAAGATCGTTTGATCTTCAGAATGACTGAAGAAGGGTTGAAAGAAGACGGAGATTTGTTTATCTCCGGTGACTATTCTTCTGCTACAGATGCAATGAACTTAGATGCAACTCAAGCAGTTATCACACGAATAATTGAGAACTTAGGATTATCAAATACCACTCTTGGTAATGAAGCTATTCGCTCTTTAAAAGGAGCAAATATCCATTATCCTGATGGGGATATTCTTAAACAAGTTCGAGGACAGTTAATGGGTCATCCATTATCTTTTCCAATTCTTTGTATAATAAATCTTTCAACATATATGCGTTTAATGAATCGTGAATCCAAAGCTTCATTATATACATCTCGTTTTTGTATTAACGGTGATGATATATTATTTAAAGCTACACGTGTTCATTATGATGAATGGAGGAAGTTGGCAGATGATGTTGGTTTAATCGTAAACGAAATTAAAACATACATCACACCACAATGGTTTCTTATTAATTCTATCTTTGGTAACAAAAAAGGTTACATAGTAAGATATTATAATAGGGCACTAGCTATTGGTCACAGAGTAAAATCTGAACCAGTTAGACTTCTTTCTCAAGCTGGGAAATTATGGAATGAAAACTTAAAAGTTCTTCCTGATAAATGTAAAAAACACTTTGTCAGACATTTCATGAAGTCATTGAACAATAAAATAAAAGTTCAACACTTACATGTAAAAAAGAACAATAAAAGATATCACCACAAATTTCTTCCTAATTATTTTATTTCCAAACAATTAGGTGGATTAGGTTTAGAAAATCAAAATCACAAAAAGATATTTATTACAAATGAGCAACGTAAAGTTGCAACATATTTTGCAAGAAATCCCTCTGAAGTATTTTTGATTGAAAAACTTAATTCTGAGCCATCATCATGTGCTGATGCAATTAACCTTTTTCGTAAGATCCGTCCAAATGTCGAATCTTGGTTAATCGAAGGGAAACCAGTTCAAGGCCCATTAAATAAAATGGAAGATCCTGACGTAGTTTCTGAAAAGTATCTTCAATACTGTCTACAACTTAAATCATGGGTTGTTAACAGAGTTCCTATTGAAGAACTGAATATGACAAATTATAATATTCGGAAAGCATTAAATAGTAATGAGGCTCTCATGTCTTATCGTAAGATTTTGAGACCACGACATTATCGATTTAAGATTTTTGATTATAATTCATCAATTCCACCTTCTCCTCCCTTAATTGCTAATGAGATTTCCTTAACAGATGATTTTCCAGATATGGAACTGTTTTGGGATCTCTAGTCCTGATAAAATGAAACTTATCAAGGATCCCCCCTCCGAGAAGAGGTTAAACTACCAAATTAATTTTGGCTTTATAGTATAGGCGTGTAGCGTAAGCGAAGATCACCCTGGATTATCCAGAGAAATACTTAAGGTGAAAATTGATTGTCCATTGGGTTACCATGTTAATTATCCAAAACGTTTTGCAACCAGCATGTAAATATTTACGTACTAAGTTGATTCTATCAACGGAATGTCGACATACTGCACGGATAAGAGTTTTTGGTTGAAATCTTAAATGATTTACCATCATTATAAATCTCATGGTAATGAACAGTCGGACTCGTTTGTTAGCGAGTTGGATCCAATATTAAATAATTAACAAACAATAATATAATAAATAGATAAATAAATAAATAGATAAATACTATGTCAGCAAATAACAAGAATAACAATAGACGTAGAAATAGAAATAATAGAAAAAGAAATAATAAGAACAATAGAAAATCTAAAGTTCGAATGTGGACTTCTTCCATGCAAGGAGCTCCAGTAGGAACATCTCAAGATCTCCAACAATTCACAAGGTTTTACCCAAGTAAACAGTTAGGTGGAATTAAAATGCACGTTTGTGCTCCCATCTCTCAAATTTTACGTGAATCATCAGCAGCCCAAGGACCAGGTTTAGTTCTACCTGGATCGTCAGCAGCCATGTCAGTTCAAATGAATTTAACATCACCAGCTGTCCTTACCGCTGCAGGTCTCAAAGCCAATGGAAATTATACATCTCCAGTCTTTGATTTGATCTCATCTTGTTTTGTTCGCTATCGTG